TACCATCTTGTATCGGTTTAAAGAAAAACGGATAGTTAACAGATATTGGTACAACTTTGTCTGTAAACATTTTTTTTGCATCGGCTCCACTTTTTGATAATATACCATATCTACTATCACTTGATATTGTAGCTAAGTTAACTGTTTCAGCTGATGACATAAACGAAAAACCAGATCGTCTATTTTTTAAGTAGCACATACCATAACATCTTTTATCAGCTTTGCATGCTTCCCAAAATATGTAAAATAATCTATTGGCTTCTCTAAAATCAGGTGCACCTACATCTATTTTACTCCATTGTAAATACATATAGTGACTACCCGTTATATAAGTTGATTTACCGTTATTTTTAAACCAAAAGCCTTCATCTCTTCGTTTAAATTCTTCGTCTATGTAATCATACCACTGATCTTTAGCTTCTTCAGGATAACTACGCCAGTCAAATATATTTTTTAGTTTAGATAATTCTTTAGGATATTCTAACCTTTGCCATTTGTTTTTACCGTGCATGTGCACTCGCACTGGTTCCAACGGCAGAGCAATGCGCAAACCTTGCAACTCAATGATCTCACCAATTTTACCAGTTTTTGATATAACGATAATATCGTGTTCTTTATTATATCCATATTGCCATTTTTTACCCCTGTTCATACGAGTTATAGTCGTACGTTTAACAGGTTCAATTATTTTAACTAATGTTTGTTCGTAACTCATTTTGATCTACCTTCAGCAAAACCTCTAAATACTCTTTGTTTCTTTTCTTCTGGCTCTTTACCTTCAAGTATATTCTCTTCTTCTTGTATTCTGTTTAATATTTCAAACGCGTCAAATATAGCTAGCTTTTTTGTAGCTGCAGCGTTTTTTAATCTATCAGCACTAACATCATCCTCTGTGTTAGTTATTATTTTTTCTTTAGCAACGTTAACCAGTTCTTCAACCGCTTTGTGCCCAGCTTGGATTATAAGCTTCTTCGTTTCCTTGATATTCATATTTAATTGTAATAAATTTAGTATATACCCTGTACAATAGCTCGTTATCAATAACAAACTCATAATTAGATATAGGTGTAAAACCTACAAGATCATTAATTTTAAAACTACCGTCAGTATATTTTATAATACCAATATTTTCTTGTGTTTCACTGTTAGCGTACTTGTCTTTGTTTTTTATAGGTTTAACCCAGCAAAAACCTTTTGGTGAGTGCCACTGCCAAAACTTTTTATATAAAAATATTTGATCTGGCTGTACTATATAAGTATTTTCGTCAAAATAGCTTTTACTATTTTTTTCTATACCTTTAACGTTATGCCAACGTCTAAACACATTGTGGTGCAATATAACATCACTACCTATATCTATATCTGTATCACCAATAATAGGTTTTGATATTACAGTTGCTTGTCTATTAACGTATTGATGGTTGAAGATCTCAGTGTTAATAATTAGCTCTTTATCTCCAACCTTCTTTACGTTATTATATCTTTTACCTATTGGCTTTACAACAAAGTTGTAAACGCTTTTCATTAGTATTCTAGATTATACTCTACAGATACAGCCATGTTTTTGTTAAAGTCTTTCCATGGTAAAACATCTTTATCTTTTCTAATATATATAGAAAACTTATCGTCTTCTTCTATTATATCACAAATAGTATGTCCACCATAAACTTCTTGACCAACAGCATAATGCATAGCATCGTTTTTATAATCCTTACCTACACTAATCTTTCTTATCAGTCTCGCCATCTTCAGGATATTGTATTGTACCGTCTTCGATATTAATATTTACTGTACCATAATCTTTTTCAAGCTCGTCTTGTATTTGTTTAAGCTCATTTTGCATAACAACTATTTGGTGCATGATATTGTGTTTAGTAGTTTCTAATCTACCAACTTCCATCTGAGCTCTATTAATATCGCTTACAGTTTTTTGTATTTTTTCTAATTGCGATGCAGTTACTTTTTCTGGTTTTAAGTCAACCAACTCTTCTTTTTTTGTCATTTTTATTTAATTTAAGTTAATTATTATTTTTATCTTTCAAACCCTAATACTAGTTTTATAGGATTTATATTATATATAACGTCATTTTCTGCTATATCATTTGTATTAGCAGCTGTTAATGTTAACTGCGTAGCACTGTCTAAACTAGCAACTGTACCTAAAACAGCATCATCTTGAGCGTGTAACACGTCACCAACAGCAAAATGCTCTCTTACATCCATCGTACCACCAGCGCTACCATCATCAAACGTAATTACAGTTTGAGTTCCTTCAGTAAAACTTGCTTCAGCAATAGTGTTTAAAGATGGGCCACCAAAAGTATTGTTAGCAGATTGACTAAATATAGCTACGTATATAGTATCAAAACCAACATTATCTCCTGTTGTTATATCTCCTTGAAGCACTAGTGGTGGAGCAGCTTGAGCAGTATCACCACCTACTGTAGCTATAGCTGTACTTTGCAAAGTACCAGTAGAAAAGTTGCTACCATCAATCTCTATAATACCTAAAAAATCATTACTAGGTCTATTTTGTATAGAACTTCTTACTGTTCCTAAAGAAACAGTATTTGTTTTAGAGAAAGCAATACCAAAAGAATTGTTGTTAAGTGTTGGACTTGCATCTCCTTTAGGTCTAACTAAAAGAGTTACACTTCTTAACATATTAGATCCTCTTGGAATTTGTATTGCTGTCCAATCAGCTATTAAAACTCCAGCTCCAAAATTACCAGCGTGCTGTTTGCTTGCCGCTACTATTGGTGAAACTTCTACTGTAAAATATTTACTTGCCATAATTTTTTATTTTTTTACTTTTTCTAGTGAACGACCTCCAAAATAAGCACCGATCACTGTTATTAATACTAATTGTAAAAGATCTACATAAGAGTCTTTTACGTTAAAATTTATTGCACCAGCATCTATAAATACTAATAACACTGTGCTTACTACTAAGAACACTAGAACTAGTGGTCTTATATTTTTGCTTAACCATGAATCACTGTTCATATCAAGCTTCCATCTCTCAGTTACTTGCTTTTGCATTTCAGCTTCGTAACCCATTATCAAATCTTTTATTTTTGCTTCAGCTTCTAGCTTCTCTTCTTTAGTTGTAGTTAAGTTATCTAAAACTCCACCCACGTTTTTTACTAATTCACTAGCACCAGCTGAAAATATTTTTCCTAATATACTCATAATTATATTTTTGGACTTCTACCATTGTTTGCATCTTCTTCCCACGGAAAACCTTCATCACCAGCTTCTTTAGCTACACCATCTACTATAATCATATCTTTACCGTTCATAGTTACTCTTGGATAAACGTTACCATCCCATTTAACAAAATTATCACTATAAGCTAGTTTACCAATACGCATATCAGTAGAGTGTCTCATCTCGTGATTAATTACTTGAGACTCTTCGTGACTACCAGGTATAATTTTATCGCTAATATATATACTACCATCCATATTAGCTTCACCCATAATACCTTCGTCAAGTGGTTTTCTAATTACAGGTGTACCAGGTACTGAAGCATCACCACCAGCTTCTTGGCCAAATCTCATTTTGTTTTTAATTTCACCACCATACATATAGTTACCTGATTGCTTGCCTAGTTTAAATCCCATTACCTGTCAATATCTTTTATCATATCATCTATAGCTTTGTTATAAACTTTATCTGTATATGATTTGTTATTAAAAAAAGTACTACGCTCGGATATAGGTAAATCTTCTTCACCTAGTAATACTCTATATATTCTACTTATAAGTTGAGAACATTTAAACGATGTTTTAAATACTGAATATTTAATTGTTGTTCTATTACGATGTCTCCAAGCTTCGATCCAACCATCACGTCTTAATCGTTCCCATCTGTTTTTATCCCACGAGTATGTATATGTACCGTCGATAAATTCTTGTCGTGTAAATCTTTTTTTACAATCTAAATAAATTAAAAGTTCTAAGTCTGCGTCATTTAACCCATAAGTTTTACAGGCCCATTTACGTACGAGCCTGTAATACTTAAGGATATTCATTTCACGCAAATCTTGCGCGGTTAATCGCATTTAACTATTAGTTATCTGGATTAGTGTCATCATCAGCTGTTTTAATAATAACTGCTGAAATGTGATTGCTAATAAACTTGCTATTGTTCATGTCAGCAACAACTACAAAACCGCTAGAAGTAGCAGGAGCTCCATTGATAGCGCCTACAATAGCTTCACAAACTTCTTTATACTTACCAGAAGTATAAGTTAGCTCAACGTAGTTTTTTGTAGAGTCACCAGCAGTGTCTTCTAAAATTCTAGGATTTTTGAAGTAAAGGTTGCAAGTTGTAGCAGCTGTAGCGTTAATACCGATTACTGCATCAGCTGGAACAACTATGTTGTCAGCAGCTGCATCAGCTCCACCAGCGTCTGCAAAATACAAAAAGTTTTTCATTTTTTTTGTTTTTAATTAATAATTAGTTTTCGTTTTTATGTTTAAGGTTTTAGGTTTTTGGTTTAGGTCTAATCTATTAATACTACATCAACTGAACGTATAACGTAATATAATATATCTTTATACTGAACACCGTGGCCTGCATGCTTATCGTAATACACGACGTCGTTGCTTTTTATACCTTCGACTAGATTACCTACAGAAATTACTTTCGCTTTAGTGTATCTATTGTCTTGATCGGTATCTTCTGTTACGATAAGGCCTGCCACTTTTTTCTGTTCAGTTTTTATCTTTTCTACGATTATGTAATTGTTAACTGCCTGCATTTAATCTTATATTTGAAATTACACAATCAGCAGATATAATTGTTGAAGCAACACTAACAGCATTTTTAAGTGCTGATTTAGTCACTAACACTGGATCTACTATACCAGCTTCTACCATATTAACATCTTCACCAGTTACTACGTTAACACCAACGCCATCAGATGGTCGTGGGCCAACCTGTTCTAAGCCAGCGTTTTTTAATATAGTATTAAACGGTGATGATATAGCTCTTAGCAATATAGTTTCACCTATGTTATGTGAAGTTATTTGTTGTGATGCGTTTAGTAAAGCAACACCACCGCCAGGTACAATACCTTCTTTCAAAGCAGCTTTAGTTGCGTATATAGCGTCTTCAACTCTATCTTTTTTCTCTTTTAGTTCTACTTTAGAATTACCACCCACTTTGATGATTCCAACGCTACCTGATAACATAGAGAGTCTTTGCTCCAGCTTCTTTTTAATGAAACCATTTTTTTCGTCAGAAATGAGTTTTGATACGATTTTGATTCGTTCTTGTAAACTCTGTTGTATATCATCTTTTGTAGTTATAACAGTATGTTTATCATCTGTAGTTACGTATTCAGCTTCACCTAAGCAATTAATATCTATTAAATCAAGATCATCACCTAGTTCTTCATCAATTACTGTAGCACCTGTTAATATAGCTAAGTCTTCAGTAGTATCTTTTTTAGTAGGACCAAAGCCTGGTAAGTCAATTATATTAACTTTTATGTTACCTTTAACTTTATTCATCATTAATGCAGCTTTTACTTGCTGTGCAACTGATGCCACTATTAATAATGCTCTACCTTTTTTAATAACATGCTCTAATACCTTTTGTATTTTACGAATATTAGGTATTTCGCTAGAAACTATTAAAATAAGTGGGTTATCTAGCTCACATTTATGTTTTTCTTTGTTAGTTATGAAGTTTTGTGACGTTAAACCGCACTCTATTTGCACTCCATCAACTAAATCTACGTAAGTTTCGTCAGTTTGTGACTCTTCCATTAAAACTACGCCATTTTTACCAACTTTTGTATAAGCTTCAGCAATAATTTTGCCAAGTTCTGCGTCATTATTGCAAGAAATAGCAGAAACATTGCTTAACATGTCACCTTCTACGTCAATAGACATGTTTTCTAAGTATTCGTTGACTTTTTTAAGACAAGAATTTATGCCTTCTTTAATTTCTCTTGTAGATGTACCTGTTTTTTGCACTTCTGTAGCGTCTTTTAGTATAGCTTGCGCTAAAACAGTTGCAGTAGTTGTACCGTCACCTGCTTCTTTTACAGTATTTTGTGCAGCTTCTTTAATTAAAGTAGCTCCTATGTTCTCAACCGGATCAAATAAGACTACGCTTTGCGCAACGGTTACACCATCTTTTGTAATGACCGGTTTGCCGCGTCCATCTTCGTAAATAACGCACTTTCCTGAAGCACCTAACGTGGACTTTACGGCTTCTGCTAGCTTATCAACGCCAGCTATTATTCTGTTTTTAGCTTGATCGCCAAAGTTTAAGTCTTTGACGATCTCACTAGGTAAGTTGTATTCCATTTAATTTAATTTAATTTAATTTATTCGAATGTTTTAATAACTTTTGGGCCTTTCGTAGCCTCTAACTTTTTAGAGAAGTGGTCGATGCTTCCGTCAATTGCTGCTTCTGCACCTTCTATGGTTTCTCTACGAGTTACATCATGCCATTGTTTACCATCTGTATCAGACACTTCTGTTTGATAAAAACCATTTGGTAGTTGCGTTATCCTCCAGTTTTTTTTATCTGCAAGATGTTGCCACTGTTCTATAGTTTTTTCATTTGGTTTGTGATTATACGATGTTGTACTCGTTTTATAATATAAATAAGTCATTTTGGTTTTATTTTTGGTTAATAATTATTGGTATAGGGTGTTTCCCTATTCTGTTTTCGTGCCTCTTCCGAAGTTACCACGATTATTCTTTATGCTCACTCGTCTCACTGATCCGTTAGACATGTGATGTATATCACTGTTAGATCTTTGACCTAATCTTTGGTTTTGCGCTTTACGTGCTTTACGCAGCGTTGTTTTTGCTGCAGCTATGTCTCTTCGTTTTTTAGCGGCAGCGGCTTTAGGCGTAAGCTTTTGTTTTAATTTTATAGGTGAGCTGTTCATAGTAGTATTATTACATAATAAAAAATATATTTACTAATGTTGGAGTGAAGTATTGCGCCCCACCTCCCGCACTACGGCCCGTACGTAAAACGCTTTGCAAAAGGCCCACGGGCCCCTACGGCCAGCATTTACCTGTAAACATTTTAGGTTTTGCTGTACTACTATTTCTACACAAACTTATTTAGTACATGTATAGATAATATATATGTAAACAAATTAATACTAACTAAATAAAATAATTAAAATGGAATTAACTACTAAAAGATTTGTAATAAGAAAAAGTTTAATAGGTAAAAAAGCAATAATAACTTTCACAACTAAAAAAGGTAATTCAGTTACATACAATCACGATGAAGTATATAACAAAAACAAAAAAAGATTTGAAAGTATGAACTGTTTCCAAAAGTATAAATCATACACTAATACAAATAACATACCAACTTTCTGTAGATAATACAGAACATGCATGCG